GATATTTTCTTGTATTTCCTAAATCACGGTCAACTCCTTTGTGATACATATACAAAGGAGGCAGCTTAATATGGCTATTCTAAAACAACGACTCCACAGGAAGAATTCTTCCGGTGGATATGATACAATATGGTTAGAAACTTCTTCTGATCTTGTGTTAATGAGCGATGGAACTACCACACTTACTAGTAAGATTTCCAGTATAGATACTGCTATTAACGGTAAAGCCGCATCCAGTCACAATCATGCCGCAGGTGATATTACATCAGGCGCTTTGGCTATTGCTCGTGGTGGTACTGGTGCGGCTGATGCTGCTACTGCAAGAACTAATCTTGGTGTAGCTTACGGTACAGCAGCTGGCACTGTCTGTCAAGGTAATGATAGTAGATTGTCCAATGCACGTACACCCACTGCTCACAGTCATGCAGCATCAGATATCACTTCTGGTACTTTTGCATCAACAGATATTTATGCAAAAACTGGTACGGATTATACAACCTATCGTATCCGTAATATCGCCGCAAATACTACTGCAATGACGGCTGGAAGTTCTTCTCTGACAAATGGGAATATTTATCTTCAATATGAATAAGGCGGTGATCTTATGGGGAAAACTACATATATTGGAGTTGAAGGAGTGAGTAGAGCTGTGAAAGCAGGTTATATAGGAATTGCTGGCGTTGCGAGGTGTTTTACACCAGATGCGTCAGATTTAAAAATGACGAAGGTTGGTGAAGGTACAACAAACACTAATTCATGGGTAAGTAATAATTCTTATAATACTAGCGGTATATATCTTTCCACTGTGAATAAGACAAATTTCACCCCAGAACTTGATAAACCATACTTTATCGTTGATAGAACAGATAATAGCAGGATAGGCATAGCATTATATAGATACAGCCCTTATAGTAGTGAACCATATTCTTGCGCTTATCGTTTCTTTGGTACTTCGCCTTATTATTTTTACAAATATGATTATTATGCTATAGTTGATTAAGGAGGTATTATAATGAAAATTATTCTTACAAATGGAACCGAATTGAGCCCTATCATGGTCACAGGTGGACCTCGTTACATCCAGGGCTTCAAACGTGATACACTCAACTTCATCTTCTCTGTCAATGCTGGAATGGAAGCACTGGATGAAACGTTCACCGAGGAAAACTGTGAGTCCATTACCATTGTAGAAGACAATGGTAATGAAAATGTCCATAAAGGCTATACTATCCGAGCTGAATTGAGTAAAGCCTCTGTAGAGATTGCATCAGAAACTTCTGAAACTGCTGCAGTATATGAAGATCGAATTACGGTCTCTATGAGTCAGCGTACTTATATGGAAAGTCAGCTGTCCGCTATGCAGGCAGCTATGGCTCAACTCAATAGTTAAATGTAAGTAAAAGGCAGGGGGATATCCCCCTGCCTTTCTTTTCCTCCTTCCTGAGTCAGGGCCAACTGATTGCTGGCTTGACGAAAGCATGGCTTGGTGGTATGGGCGAGATTGGTAAACCCTATTCCCATCCATCTACCAAACAATGCAATGCGGCAGCTGGTAGTCATACACATGCCGCATCAAACATTACAAGCGGTACATTTGCTGCTACTGGCATCATAGCAGCAACTGGTACAGACTATACTACTGCTAGAATAAGAAATATTCAAGCTAGTACCACCGATCTCACTGCAGGTAGCTCTTCTCTCGCAAATGGGAATATCTACCTCGTTTATGAGTGAGGTGAACTGATATGGCTAAGGGAATATATTTGGGCATTGGTGGAGTTGCACGGAAAGTAAAACAACCCTATGTCGGAATAAATGGTGTTGCTAGAAAAGTTACTAAAGGATACATTGGAGTAGGTGGAGTTGCTAGATTATTTTATTCCGGTAGTACACCTATTAATACATTATCAGTTGGTGATGTTGTACAGGTAGCTGAGAGCGGTAATTATATTGATTATATTATCGTACAAATAGGAACCCCTGCTAGTAGTAAATATTCAAATGCTGATGGCTACTGGCTGCTTAGAAAACAGGTAGAACTTAATGGTGCATTTAGTATGGATAGTGATGGTGATAGTCCAGCAAATTATACAAGCTCAAAAGCAAGTGGATATATTCGTGCGAAAGAAACGTTATATTATAACAGATACGGAAGTTATCTAAAATCTATTATCCTAAGACCGACTCTTCCGTATTATTATTTCTCGGCATCTACTGCTGATGCTGCTATCGGTTCAGTTACTGTTAATAATGTATTTCATCTTGGACTTGCTGAAGTTGGTTCATGGTTTGGTGAAAGTAGTACCACTGAGATGAAATTAGCATATTTCAAAAATACAGCTAGCGGTAGAGATGCTGATCCTCTTAGAATTGCATATAATGGTTCTGGATCAGCCTGCAGCTGGTGGACACGAGATGCTGGTGGCGACGGTGCATACCAGCCAGGATTTATAGCAAATAGCGGTAGATATAGTTCTTCAACTGCATTTACTGTTTACTATAGACCATGTTTTATTGTACCTAAAACCATCATGATAGAGGATCTACTCAGATAAATGAACAAATTTACATGAAAATAGACCTTCTCGCCATGCTCTTTGTTTTATTATGAAATAATAAAATATCCCCTCCCCCTATCCTTGGGGAGGGGATATTTCTATCCCCAAAACATGGTTATAATCAGAATAGCCATGTAAAAGGGGTGAATTCTCATGAAACAATATAACTACCAGACTATGGAGGAGTGCTATATAGATTTCGATACGGAAAACGTATCATTTCTAAAGATGGCTGCCATTCTCTATGAGAAGGGCATCACGAACTTCTTTTTTCTTGCTCTTAAGGATAAGAAACTAAAAGGTGTCGATCCGTATGACCCCGATCTATCCAATGATATGCGATTCCGAATCTTCCGAGAATGTGCAGATAACCGATGGTATTTCTATCGAGAGGTTTTCCGTGTCTCAGAATCCGGTGCATCAACAGAGGTCGGCGGTGGTTCTCCGTTTATCCTAAACCGCGGTAACCTGGCTTATCTGTGGGCTATGAGTTTGAATATTTCTGCCTACCTGATTATGCCTCGTCAGACTGGTAAAACTTGGGCAGCTATTGCTGACTGCACATGGGTCCATCAGTTCATTCGCGGTTCTAATATCCTGCACTTCAATAAGAACCAGTCTGATGCTAACATGAACCTGCGTCGTATTCGTGAAGCAATTGCGATGCTGCCGATGTATCTGCAGCACTCCAATATCGATAACCTTGACCCGTCTGAACGCCGTCGAGTCAAGAATAATGAAAAAACGATCCGTAATACGATCAATGCAACCATTGAAGCTATGGCATCTGCTGGTAACGAAGCAAAAGCAGACTCTATGGCCCGTGGTAAAACTGCATCGAAAATCTGGTGGGATGAGATTGCGTTTATCTTCTTCAACGAGGCCATGTATGGTGCTTCTACACCTGCTTACGAAAAGGCTCGTGAAATTGCTGAGAAGAACCAGATTCCTTACGCTATCTCCATTACTACGACTCCTGGTGACTTGGCAACTCCGCATGGTGCATTTGCCTATAAGATGATGGAATCTTCTATTCCCTTCCAGGAAGAGATGTATAGCTGGAAGAGAAAGAAGCTTTACGATATCATCTATAATACACCTGATAAGACCGGCTTTGTATTTATTCAGTTCTCTCATCTGCAGCTGGGCGAAACGGATGACTGGTATCTGGAACGTGCTAAGAAAATGGCGAACCCGATCAAAGCTCGTCGTGAGTATCTGCTCGAATGGATCAACTCCAATGGTAACAGCCCGTTCGATCCTGATGACATCGAGGTCATTGGTGATATCTCCAATCAGAGAAAACTGGGTGTCGAGATCCTCAAGATCAATAAGTATTTCAATCTGGCTGTTTATTCCGAGTATCATGGTCGGAAACCTGTCTTAATCGGTGTCGACGTTTCTGGTGGCTTGGGCCGCGATAGCTCTGCAATCGTTGTTGCAAACCCTGAAACTCTGATGCCTATGGCATTCTTTAGATCGAATATGATCCCGTCTGATCAGCTAAAGAAGCTAATTATTACATTGGTCGCAAAACGTTATCCGAACTGCATCTTGACAATCGAGAACAACTCGGTTGGTAAACCTCTAATTGAGGAACTCCGTGATACAGTTGTTGGTAGATGCCTATACAAAGAGCGCAAGAAACGTGAAATTGATATGGGTGTCAAGTCCTTCACCAAGAAGCAGAAACGTGAAACAATCGAGTATGGTCATAACGTCAATGCTACCACACGTGGTCAGATGATGGAGAATTTGGAGAATATTGTTCATAACTCTCCATCTCATGTAGCATTCCCTGAACTCTATGAAGAGATTCGTTACATGGAACTGCGTAATGGTCGTATCGATCATAGTGCATCTACACACGATGACTGCACTATGGCGTATATGGGTATCCTTTGGATCGTCCGTTACGGCAAAGGTCTTAAGAATAAGGGTATCTATTACACCATTAGTGAAGGTGGAGAAGACGATTCTCTACACTATGATGTAAGTGAAACTGAGGCTGCTGCTAATAACATCATTCTGAAGAAAGCTCATCCGACTGAAGAAGACAAGTTGATTCGATGGATGAAGACTGATCAGCCCGTTGAGGATAGTGCTAGTTTTGCAGCCAAGGAGCGTCAAGAATTCTATAGAGCTGTAGACGCTCGAGATGGTATCGATCTTGAAGAAGATGAAGCATTGGCAGCTATTGAGGCAATCCCTGACTCAACGCAACGTCTAATTCTAAAGAATTATTACGACATGCTGGATGCTGGTGGCGGTGATTCTTTGGAAAGCTTGCTTGGTCCATCTTGGCCGAGTGAAGAATCTGCCGCAGAACAAGCAGATTGGTCATCCCTCTATAAGTATTAACATATTTATAGGGCATTGGTTGCACTGATGTCACGAGAAAGTTCGCGCCATGAATTAAACCTCTCTAGGAAGGTCGGTTCTGCATTGGGGAGTGC